CCGTTGACGCTATCCTCAACACTGAAGCTCGTATCACGTAAGGAGACCTACCATGTGGATCGACGGCAATCTTCAGTTTACCGGCACGGCGGGCACGGCGGGTTCTCCCGACACGCCCACAACCGGCACCCAGACCTCGACCAACACTATCGACCTGCTTAACGCGAGGGACATGGGCATTGGCGATGACCCCTCCATCGAGGTGCTCGTTGAAGTGTTGACGACGTTTACTGGAGGGACCTCACTGCAGGTCAACCTCCAGTCGTCCCCGGACAACATCACCTTCACCACTGCAGTTAGTGGCCCGGTGGTGGCGGAGGCTCAGTTGCTCGGCGGCGCTTATTTGCTGGGCATCACTTGGCCCCGCTACGCTCCGGGACTTGCACTTCCGCGATACTGGAAGCTCCAGTACGTGAGTGTCGGTACCCACGGTGCTGGAACCCTCTTCGGCGCTATGGTTATCGATCGGCAGGACCAGATCGTCAGCGCTGCCAACCAGCAGTCTGGCTATCCGCCTGGTATCGTCATCAACAACTAGGAGGGTTAAATGCCTAAATATCTCCTCCACTCGCAGCACATCTTCGAGGGCGGACTGCGCGAAGCCGGGACCGAATGGGAGACTAATGAACCCCCGTCGCCGGATATGGAACCGCTGGATACAGAGGCCCTCAAGAGGTCGCGCGCGGTAATGCAGGGACTGGATGTGGGCGCGCCCGGTTTTGGGGACCAGCCCTGGCATGCCGCGGACTGGAAACTTCCAGTGCCGCCTAAGCCAGATCCCCCTCCAGCGAAAGACGCTTAAATGCCGCGTTATCGGCTAACCACAAAACACTACGCTGACGGGCGACTCTATGAGCCCGGCGACGAAGTAGACTGGCCATATCCACCTACACCGGATATGGTGCCACTTGATAACGCTGCGGCTGAGGCCATGCAGCGTTATCCTCGTGGCTGGCACATGCCGATAACGAATGAGTCACTACCTGGGGGCGTCATGGAAGACGGGAGCAACGTTGACCTCCAAAAACCCGTAAACCAGGGCGCCCCTCTTACTCGTTTCCCGCCACAGCCAGACCTTACTAAAGAAATCCCGTTTGGCACGCGCGGCTACCTCGTGGAGCCTTCACAATGAAATTTCGATTAAAGTCGGCGCATTACCTCGAGAATGACATCTACTTGCCTGGCGACACTGAGATGTCCAGCTTCGGCGAAGACAGGGGAACCGTTGTCGGCGACGGCACTCCTTACCCTATCGTGTGGCCGACTCTGGAGATGGAGCCCCTTGACGAAGAGGCTGAAGCCTTCCTCGAGAAAGAAAGGGAGCGGCTCCGTATCAACGATGCCTCCACCAACCCTATCGACGACCTGCCAATGGATAAGTATGAAGAAAACTACATCCCTGCATTTAACCGTCGCCGCGGTCCCCCACTCCCTGCTGGAGCGCCTGTAAAGAAATGAAAAAGCTAATCGCAGCACTGTGCCTAGTCCCGTCGCTGGCCTGGGGACAGGCCGCGGTTCGCCAGTCTGGTGTCGTCAGTAATAACGATATGTCGAAGTGGACGACCTCGCAAATCTTGCAGTCGGCGGGCAGTTATCTAGGGGACCAGACTGGACTCGGGGTAAATCCGTTCGCCATTACCGACAATAAAGGTAATGGCCTGTGTTTCTATACTGCAGCCGTTCCAGGGGTAAACCCGTTTTGTATTGGCCATGACAGTAACAGCAATATCTCTTTTACCGCAAACGGCACTTCTTATCAGTTTCCGTTTGTGGTCGGCGGTATTGTCGGACCTGGCTCTACCACTGTCGGCCATCCAGCTGTCTGGAACAACACCATCGGGACATTGCTGACGGATACCACTGTACTTACCACGACGCAACTTCTTAACTCCACTAACAACCTCGTCACGACACAGACTGTCCCAGCCGGTTCCGTCGGACAGGGCGCGTTATACTTCAATACTGTCCGGTCGGGCGGCTTCGGCCAGTACGGTAACTCCCTAGTGCACTATGAGGTTAGTACAGCTATTCCTGGAGGCCAGTTCGATGTAGGCTCAACGACTTGGGCGAATGCACTGAACCTCACCGGCGGGAATATCTTTGGTAGCTGGAGTGGGGCAAATACTCCAGCCCGAAATCTCGGCCAGACCTATACAGTCGGAGCGGCTGTCGGCGAAGAAATTAACTTTGGCAACCGCTGGAGCGACTTTGGCATCCAAACTGACGTTGGTGGCACTCGCTATACTGTGGGTCTGCAGGTTGTGCCTGATGTTCTCCCGGCGACCGGGATTGATAACTCCGTCGCACTTACCTCCTTCGCTAGTGGGTCGCCAGCAGTTTTTACCCTGAACGCCCACGGTTTTTACGCCAATATGGGAGTGGTGTTTGAGGGCACTGCTGGTATTACCGGAATATCTGACGGCGTCACTTACTTCGTCATTCCCACCGGCCTGACCGCAAACAACTTCGAGGTCTCCGCTACAATCGGCGGGTCGGCGGTTAACACTACTGGCTCCAGTGGCACTATTGCGGTTTTGCCGTCCTGGCCTGGTTCATTCGGTATTGTGACCTCGCAGTCTGCCCACGGCCACCAAATTTATGTGGGGCAGCTAACTAGGTTCAATGCACTCGCTCCAGGCGGCTATGCTCACTTAGATAATGGCGGCACTATAGCCGGCGGCGCCCCAGCACGCTGGGCTAATGTCGGTGGTAATTGGGTAGCCGGCCTGGACTTCACCACTGCTGCTTTCAGCACCAATATCGCTATTAGTCTGGCCGCAGCCCAACAAATCACCTTTGTCGGTGGAGCTACACTTACTGGCGGCACTACAATTGGCTTGACTCCAGTGGGTAATGGTGTAGCTGGGACGTTGTTCGGCAATAACTTTTCTTCTGCGGCGCTTCAATGGGGTGGCAACGGCAGCGCCCAACCTGAGCTTGGATTCTTTGGGGCCTCGCTGCAGCTTCAACCCACCGGCTACGGCACGCCAACGGGCGTGGCGCTCGTTACTAATTTTCCTGGTGCGACTGCAACATTGGGGCAAACAAGCAGCACATTAGCAGCACTAATAACCAACCTGAAAACTCTAGGGATTATAGGAAACTGATGCGCTACTTACTTTTATTTCTACTGTTTCCTGTTGTGGCCTTTGCCCAGCAAGTCGATCCGCGCTTAGCGCCCTCAATGGTGCAAGCACTACAGGCTGAGATTAACCTTCGCGATGCAGTTTTGCACGCTATGCAGGAGGACCAAGCTAAAAAAGAGGCAGACCTGACTGAATGGTTTAAGGGCTGGTTCGGCGATGACAACAAACATTGATCTGTGTAATCGAGCTTTAGCTATGTCGGGTACTCGGTCGCAGATAACCGATCTTGTTTCGACAGCGGAGGGGCTTTACTGCGGCCTCCTTTATAACGACTTCCGCGATTTTATGCTGCGCCAAGGGGACTATGACTTTTCGATGGCGACAACTCCAGCGGTAGCGGCAACGTTGATTACTGGTTGGGCCTTCGCATACCAGTATCCAACTAACTGCGTCAGGGTGCGCCAGCTACAACCTGTGATAATCGATCCCTTTGACCCGCAGCCAATCCAATGGAATATAGCAGCTGGGACGGGGCAAGTCATCCTTACAACCATTGCTGTTGGAAACATCCTTTTTACCTCCAATGTAGTAATCGAGACTTTTTGGGACTCAATGTTCACAGATGCGTTTGTGCGGCTTTTGTCCTCTGGTGTCGCTATGGCCCTTGAGAACCGCCTTGAACTCCACAAGACCACCATACAAGAAGCCCTCCAGTTTGCCATGCAAGCGAACGTGAGGGAGCCATGACCGTTACCACTGTTGAGGGCCTTTGTAATCAAGTCCTGGATATCATCGGCTATAAAGGTCGGCGGATCGGCTCTATCTGGGACGGCACTGAGGCGGCAAAGGCGGCACTCGAGAACTACAGTCAGACCCGCGACGAATTACTGAATTTGCTTAACCCGTACTGGGCACAGCGCCAGGCAGTATTGACTTTACTTAACCCTGCACCGGTAGCCTATCCTATTACAGGTTGGACTGCTGCCCTACCACCACTTGACTATGCCTTTGAGTATGTGTACCCGACTGATTGTATCCAGCCCCAATACATCCTGCCAACGCCGTTGTTCCGGCCGATTTGGCGTCCGCGATTTATCTCCTTTGATATCTTTAGCCGATTAACTGCTGGTGTGCAGACCCGTACCATTGTGACTAACTGTCCCAACGCTATACTTGTCTACACTGGGCGAATTACCGATCCTAACCTGTGGCAGGACGACTTTACGGTTAAGTTCCTTTCGGCGTTGAGTGAAAAAATGAAGGCGAAATTAGGAGTGGCGCCAGTTGAGCAGCACCCCAACAATCCCAGTTGATGTAGTAAATCAGGCACTGGATGAAATCGGGGTTGAGCCGATAGGGTCAATTACTGAGGGAACCGCTTCGTCTGATGCCGCCGCGCGGATTTACTGGCTGACCTTGCGGATGACGTTAAGTGCGGCTCCCTGGAACTTTGCGCGCTCGGAGATACCACTAACATTGCTAGGCTCAAGAGGTGCGCCGAATACAGTCCCTGGCCCGCCAACCGTGGTCGGCAATCCTCCACCACTACCTTGGGTCTTTATGTACGACTGGCCAGTAGACTGTGTCCACGCCAGATACGTCCCAAGAAACGCCGACCCTTCCCAAACCTGTGGCGGTTGGTGGAGTCCCGCACCGTTCTTAGTCCACTCATATCCGCTTCCCAATACTGGAAACTGGGACGACACGGAGGGCCACGACCCAGACCAAACCAAGGTGATACTCACCAATGTTATGACAGCACATTTGATCTATACTAAACTGATGCAGTACCCTGATGCTTGGGACGCACTGTTTCAGAAGGCATTCTCCCTGTGCTTGGCGGCCCAGCTTTGTATGCCCTGCATCAAGGACCGCAAAGAGGCAATGGGGCTACGCCGGGACACGCGGATGCTGGCCGTCGAGGCATTGAACGCCGCGCGGGTCCGTGATGGTAACGAGGGCTGGACAGTCGTTGACCATACCCCTGACTGGATACGTATCCGCACCAGTGGACCCTTTGCGCCTTGGTGGCCTGGAACAGGGTGGGCGCCTATGCCGTGGGGTGAAGATGCAGGGGGCGTCTACTAGTGCCCGATAACGAAGCCCCGATCAGTGTAATTCAAAACTCCTTTATTGGCGGCGAGATAGCGCCCGACCTGTACGGCCGGACTGACCTCGCAAAGGTCCATCAGGGAGTGGCTTTAGCCAATAACTTCTTCATTGATTTTAAGGGTGGCGCTAAGTCGCGGCCTGGAACCCAGTTTATGGGCAATCCCAGCGTATCAAATCAGTTTTGTCGGCTGTGGCCGTTCCGGTTTTCCTCAGCGGTCGGCCAAACCTATATTCTGGTGTTTAGTAACCAAAAACTCCAGTTCGTCAAAAACCCCGGTGGCGCGGCCTACCCGAACTCGTCCAATGCGGGCTTTATCCAGTTCTCGGGTAGCGCTTACACTATTAACACTCCATACGTAGCCGCCGACCTTCCAGGTCTTAGCTTTGTCCAAGTCGGCGACATAGTAAAGATAGCCTCGCCGAATTATCCAAGGATGCAATTACAGCGCTTTGCCGATACTAACTGGACCTTCACCACTATACCCTCGGTTATTATTCCATTACCTGCACCGGGGTCGCCGTCTACGACGGTATCTGGGTTGCCTCCGGGGTCCACTGACCCTCAGAACACCGTCTATCGCTATGCCCTGACCGCAGTGGATAACACCGGCGCGGAGGGCGACGTCAGTTACGCTTTAGCTGGCCCCGGTATAGACATCTCCACAACCCAAGGTACTGTCAGTATCTTCTGGTCGCCAGTGGCTGGGGCCGCCTTTTATAAAGTCTATAAAGCACTGCCGACGCCCGGTAACAAAGTCCCGCCCCAAACTGGCGAATTCGGCTTTGCTGGCTTCGCGCAGGGTAACTCCTTTACCGACTCTAACATAGTCCCTGATTTCACGCAGCAACCTCCGGTGTACCAAGACCCATTCGCGGCGGCGCCGATAACAGGCTACAATATTTCAGCGACTGGTACTGGCTATTCTAACCTCGGCACTTTCCCGATGAACATTACTGACGCTACCGGGACCGGCGCCCTGATCTACCCAGTCATGGGAGATAACACTAATGCCGGCACCAGTGGCATTATCGGCCTGTGGATAGCTAAAGCGGGCTCTGGCTTTACCGCGCCGACTATTGCCGCCGGTGGTGGCGGTACCGGCTTTACAGCGACTCTGTCGATTGGCCCCTCTACAGGCATCTTCCCCGGTGTCGCTGGATTATTCCAGCAGCGCGGCATATACGCATCAACGACAAATAAACCCACTGCAATCTTCGGCGCCCGTAGCGGGACCCTGGAAGATTTCCGCACTAACAACCCTGTTCAAGATAGCGATGCGTTCGAGTTCGACATTATCGGCCCGACAGTTAACGACATTCTTTGGCTGCTGTCTATGCCCGGCGGACTTGTTATAGGGACTGACGCTAACGTCGTCCAGTTGACAGCTGGCGCCTCCAATCCCTCCAACCCACTTGCAGTGACCCCCTCCAACGCCGTTGTCGTCCCGCAGTCCGATTATGGCTCTGCAAACGTCCCACCACTAAAAATCAACTATGACATTTTGTATATCCAGAATGAGGGTTCTATTATCCGCGACCTCCAGTATAACTTCTTTGTCAATATTTACTTGGGGACTGATATTTCCTATTATTCGTCTCACCTTTTCTACCCCAACACTATTACCTCCTGGGCCTATCAGGATGTACCTAATAAAACCATATGGGCAGTGCGCTCCGATGGCACCCTCCTTTCCTGCACTTACCTAAAAGAGCAAGAAGTCGTCGCATGGGCGCAGCACCATACCTCCTTTAATGGCACCTTCGAGAGTGTAGCCTGTGTAGTGGAGGGGAGTCAGGATGCAGTCTACTTTAGTGTTAATCGGGGCGGTACTCGTTATATTGAGCGTCTATGTGATCGGCTATATCCTAACGGTATATCTGACGCATGGTGCCTCGATGCCGCGCTCTCTACGCCTCTGGGCTCTGGCCCTGTCAGTAGCTTGTCTGGCCTCAATCACCTTAACGGTTTTACTGTCTCTGCACTGATTGATGGAGTGCCATATGGTAGCCTCGGGCCGGTCAGTGGCGGTAATCTCACACTTCCTGTCGCTGGATCAAAGGTCGTTGTTGGCCTTCCTTATATCTGCGATTTGCAGCCTTTATACCTCGACGTCGCCGCTGGTCAAGAGACTGTTCAAGGACGGCGAAAGAAGATAGCTGCTTGGTCGGCGCGGGTAAAAGACAGCGCTGGCTTTAAGATGGGGACGACCTCAGCGGACCTGCGGACTTGGACTCAGGGGGTATCGTCAACCGATCCGCCGATCTATGTTTCCTCTGGTCCAGGCCTGTTGACTGGCGACGCGCGCATGACTACAAATATGTGGTTTAATGTCGGTGGCCAGATGTGGATACGCCAGGACCAACCACTGCCACTCCAGGTGTTGTCCATCGAGCCGGAGT